TTTACCCGCAATAAATCCTTTCTTGCCCTTAACCGCTCTCAAAAGTCCTTGGCTTTTGTAAAGGTCAATTGCGTGCTTAACATTTTGCTGATGCGTTGTAAGTTCCAAATTGTTCAAATGGTTGTTAGACCTGTTAAGGTCTTTATGATTTACTTCCATTCGACCATTTATAGCGCCGTTAAATGCTTCCCAAATTGCACGATGAACAGCTTTTCTAACGTAAACACCGTTTTTACACAAAGAAATTTGTGGGTATCCTTTCAACAAAGTAACTTTGCAAAGCCTAAATTCGGCATCGCCTTTCCACGTTTTTCCGCTTTTAATAGAGTGCGCGGTGGTTATGCTTGTTTGCAAAAACTTAGCTACACGTTTAAGCGTAGCGCCGTCGCAAAACATTTGTTTGGCAGATTCAATTTGAACAGCGTTAAACAATTTACCTCTAGCAGTACGGCGGACATTGCCAAAATTACTGACTTCGTACAACCCCTCAAACCCCAATACAGATTTCCACATTTCCATAGTTATACCCCATTTAAGTTAAATAGGAGTATAGCATGAAGTCGCCTATCCTCGGTTCGGCTTATACAGCTAGGTCTGTCAACGCCGCCGCAAATAGAATGATTAATATTTTTCCCGAGGTGATTGCCGAGGGCGGTTTGGAACCTGCGTTTCTAAACCGTGCGCCTGGGTTGCGTTTGTTGACCACCGTGGGCACCGGCCCCGTGCGGGGTTTGTGGCAATACGGCGGTTACGCCTACGTTGTGTCGGGCAACACGCTTTACAAGTTAGATATTGAATACAACATTACAACGCTTGGTGTAGTTGCCAATGATGGGCCGGTGTCGATGACTGATGACGGCGTTCATTTGTTTGTTGCGTGTAACGGGCCAAGCTATGTCTACAACGCCACAACCGGCGACTTTGGGCAAATTGTTGACGCCGACTTTCCTGGCGCGTTAACCGTGTCGTACCTTGGTGGCTACTTTGTGTTTATAGAGCCCAATAGCCAGCGCGTCTGGACGACTACGCTGCTAGACCCTACAACCATCGACCCACTTGATTTTGCAAGCGCAGAGGGCGATCCTGACAATCTAATATCTTCTATTACTGACCATTCTGAAATTTGGTTGTTTGGTACAAATTCAGTTGAAGTTTGGTACAACGCAGCCGCCGCAGGTGCGGGTTTTCCCTTACAAAGAATCCAAGGCGCGTTTAATGAAATTGGATGCGCTGCAACATTTTCCGTTGCCAAATTGGATAATGGGCTGTTTTGGTTAGGTGCGGATGATCGTGGGCGCGGGATCGTTTACCGCTCACAAGGCTACACCGGTGTGCGGATCAGCACCCACGCAGTTGAGTGGCAGATTCAACAGTACGGCGACATCTCAGATGCGATTGCCTACACTTATCAGCAAGACGGTCATGCGTTTTACGTCCTGACTTTCCCCGCCGCGCAAGCGACTTGGGTGTTTGATGTGGCGTCGCAAGCATGGCATGAGCGGGCAAGTTTTACAGATGGTGCTTTTAGTCGTCACCGCAGCAATTGCCAAGTGTCGTTTAACCAAGAAATTATCGTAGGCGACTTTCAAAACGGCAACCTATACGCGTTTGATTTAGACGTTTATTCGGACGGCCCACGCACTCAGAAGTGGCTGCGCTCGTGGCGGGCGTTGCCTACCGGCACCAATAACTTTACGCGTACCGCGCAACACTCACTCAAGTTAATCTGCGAAACCGGCGTCGGTTTGCCAGGCGTTACCGAAGTGCCAGGATTTATCTACTTGAGCCCCTTGGTCATATCGGGATCACTTGGCATTGTTGATCAGATTGAAATTATTATCGCCGAGGACGATTTTGTGCAACCCCAAGTCATGTTGCGCTGGTCAGATGATGGTGGTCACACTTGGTCAAACGAGCATTGGAAATCAATGGGCGGCGTGGGCGAGTACGGCAAGCGTGTTATTTGGCGTCGTCTTGGCATGACTGAAAAGTTGCGTGATCGGGTGTATGAAGTGTCAGGCACCGATCCAGTTAAGATCGCCATCATGGCTGTTGAACTTGACGTAACTGCGACCAAAGCATGAACCCCACCCAAATCACCGCACCGCGTGTGCCAATCGTAGACCCTAGAACAGGGTTGATTTCGCGTGAATGGTTTAGGTTTATCAATTCAATGTACGAACAACTAGGCAGCGGCACCGGTGCTGCGTCCGGTACGTTTACCACAGCCGATTCTAAAACCGTGACGGTCGTCAACGGCATCATTACAGGGATAGTCTAATGTCGATCAATTTTTCAGCCTTTGCAGGCGCAGGCGCTCAGTTCTCTGACAGTAACGGCGCGCCCTTAACTGGCGGCTTGCTGTACGTTTACGCAGCCGGTACGTCTACGCCTGTGACAACTTACACTTCGCGTGAAGCTACGGCTAGCAACACCAACCCAATCGTGTTAGACGCCGCAGGGCGCACACCGGCTGAAATTTGGTTAGATGGTGGATCGTTTTACAAGTTTGTGCTGAAGTCATCGACGTACGTTCAGATCGGCTCATATGACAACATTCCCGCTATTAACGATGTAACCACAGTTAACAATTTGTTAACTGTTACGGGAACAAACACGTTAACGGCACTAGGCGTACCTGCAATCCAAGCGTACACGACCGGCGCGCAATACAGTTTTGTTGCTCAAAACAACAACACTAGCGCAGTCACTATAAACATCGACGCGCTAGGCGCTAAATCAATTACTAAAGCCGGTTCTGTAGCATTAGAGGCGGGCGATATTGTTGCCGGTGCAGCCTACATTATTCTTTATGACGGCACACGCTTTCAGTTAATGACGCGCACAAGCGCCTCGCAATTAGTTGTCGGCACTACCGCAGATCGTCCTGCGTCGCCCACTACCGGCATGATCCGCATGAACTCCACAACAGGAAACCCTGAGTGGTACGACGTAACGGCTTCGGCTTGGCTGAACTTTAGCCAAGCATCAGGCTATGCGGTTAATTATCTTATCGTAGCCGCAGGCGGCGGGGGTGGGTCAGGTTCAGCAGGCGGTGGTGGTGCTGGCGGTCTACTTACAGGAAGTTCATCTTTAGCTATAGGTTCTGCGTACACCATCACTATTGGTTCAGGCGGCGCAGGCGGCACAGCAGCAGGTAATGGTGCGGTCGGAAACAATAGCGCTATTGTTTTCTTAGCTACAGCACTTGGCGGTGGTTTTGGCCAAGGCAGCGTTGGTGTTTCAGGCGGCTCGGGTGGCCCTGGTGGTTCGGGCGGCGGGGGCTTTGGCGGTGGTGGTGGCTCAGGCACAGGTGGTGCCGGAACTTCGGGACAAGGTTTTAACGGCGGCAACGGTGCTACTCAAGCCTCAGGTGGCGGTGGCGGTGCGGGGGCTGCGGCAATTAACGCAAGCAATCAACTTCCTAGCGCGGGCGGCGTGGGCGTATCTAACAGCCTTAGTGGATCGGCTGTTTTTTATGCTGGTGGTGGTGGCGGAGGTACGCTAAATACCGCTGGTGCAACTGGCGGTGCAGGTGGTAATGGCGGTGGTGGCTTAGGTGGGTATACCGCTGCGGGCGCTGCCGGTACAGTCAACACCGGTGGAGGTGGGGGTGGCGGTGGTGGCTCAGGCGCAAGTTACGCAGGCGGTTCAGGTGGTTCAGGTGTAGTTATTATCTCCTACACAAATACAACTCAACGTGGAACTGGCGGCACAGTTACAAGTTCCGGTTCGGGCGCATCAACAGTTTGGGTGCATACTTTTAATAGCAGCGGCACATACACAGCTTGAGGTTAAACATGAGTAATTATGCAAAAGTAGTAAACGGTTTGGTCGTTGAAGTTATCGTAGCCGATGCTGATTTCTTTAAAACTTTTAAAGATACAAGCCCTGGCACATGGTTGCAAACTAGCTACAACACCCGTGGCGGCATTCATTACGGTCAAGACGGTCAACCGGATGGTGGCGTGGCTTTGAGAGCCAACTACGCCGGTATTGGTTACACCTATGACCAAACCAACGATGTGTTCTACGCACCTCAACCATACCCTTCGTGGCTAATTAGCGCACCAACATGGGAGTGGCAAGCCCCTGTGCCCTACCCAACTGACGGTAAAGATTACGTTTGGGATGAGGCAACGCTGTCTTGGGTGCTTGTGTGAAGGTAACTTTTGACCTTGACTTTTTAAAGCCAACCTTGCAGCAGAAGATCGACGTGCTGCAAGATGAACTTTTAAAAATGCCACAGGCTGACATTGTTACGACCCACGTCTTTAAAGACGGGCAGTACATCCGCACGATGATTGTGCCGCCCAACACGGTTATCGTGGGCGCGGCGCATAAATCACCCTATAAAGTTAGACTTGAAAAAGGTACAATTTCAGTCAACTTAGGCGACGACATCCACACCTTGACCGCACCGCTAGAGTTGGATGCGCCAGCGGGTACACGCCGAGTGGGATTGGTTGGTAACGAAGAACTTGTGTGGGTTGATATTTACGACAACCCTAGTGGCTGCACCGACATAGACGAAATAGAAGAACTACTTTATGTCATTCCTGAATGTGGTTTGTTAGATAAAAGATTGGCGTTGGCAAACAATAATGCTAGGCTAGTCTTAACGGAGAATTAACATGGCTGGAGTTATTACTGGGGCGGTAATTAGCGCGGGCGCGGGGTTAATAGGCAGCGCAAACAGTGCAAGCGCAGCAAGAGCCGCTGCTAAAACTCAAGCTGACGCCGCAAGAGAGTCAGGGCAACTGTCGTATCAGATTTCGCAGCAACAACTTGCCGCGCAAAAAGAAGCGTTAGACAAACAAATTGCTGCATCAGGCGCAACGGTTGACAAGCAACTGTTGGCTCAACGTGACTCGCTTGATCAGCAAATGGCTTTTCAAGCAAAAATATACGAACAACAGCGGGCAGACTTTGCACCATACCGCGAATCAGGCGTTGCTAACCTCAATCAACTCAATACGCTATTGGGTATTGGTGGTAACACGGGTGCGGCAGACTACGGTCGTTTTAGAACGGCAGACTTTACCAACGCTGATTTCCTAGCCAACAAAGACCCAGGCTACGGCTTCCGTATGTCTGAGGGGTTAAAAGCCGTCGATCGTCAAGCTGCTGCGCGCGGCGGGCTCATCTCTGGCAATGCTTTAAAAGCCTCACAAGCGTACGGTCAAGACATGGCCTCGCAAGAGTACAACAACGCGTTTAACCGCTACCAAACGGTGCGTGGCAATACCCTTCAGCCTTTTCAAACGGGCGCTGCCGCCGGTCAAAGTGCAGCGGCTATGCAAGGTCAAGCAAGTGCCAACTACGGCAGCGCCGGTGGTCAGGCCATTGGTCAATTTGGTCAAGGCGCATCAGGCATCTACGGCAACGCCGGTAACGCTTTGAACACGGCGTATGGCAACTACGGTGCGGGCACAACAGGTGTGTTGGGCGCGTACGGCACAAACGCCACCAACGCGTTGACGGGCGGTGCTAACGCTCAAGCGTCGGGCATTGTCGGTGGGGCTAATGCGTTTAACCAAGGGTTGAGCGGCATTAGCAATCTTGCCAATACTTATTACATGAATAGTTTGCTACAGGGTAGGAATCAAGCAAATACTATTGCGGGGTTAAATAGCACTTATGGGGCTAATAATGTGTACGGTGCGGGCGCGGCTAACTATCAGCCTTCCATACCAACTAGCGGTTACTTTGGATCGGAATAAATCATGGCACTCGACACCAACATTGCGCTAGGCGTAAAACCTATTGAGCAACCCAATATGCTTGCCCAAATGGGGCAGATGATGCAGATGCGGCAAATGCAACAAGGGTACGAAAGCGAAAACGCTTTGCGTGACTTTTACGCTCAGGGTGGGGATATATCTACCGATGAGGGTAAACGCCGATTAATGTCCAAAGTTGGCTTAAAAGGCATGGATATTATTGGAAAACAAAGCGAGATTAGCGCCCGCGACATTGGTACGGCTGAAAAATCTTTAGAACTATATAAAAACCAAGTC